TTGAAACACTACCTGTTAGTTTACCGTTATTATCGTAAGAAAGTATTTCTATTTTAATTTTATTATCTTCTTCAGTTATCGCAGCTTTTGCAGGTGCACCAAATCTACTCGGCATAGTCCTTATTAGGGAATTGTAATCATTTATTGTTACCGCTCTTTTTTGTGCTGCGAAGTTATATGTAACCATATTTCTTACTTCTTCAGTTGTTGGTAGATTACCTCCCCCAATTGCAGCTGTAACGTTGTTACATCTTAATGTTTGTCTAACATTTTCGTTTATACTATTAGACGGACCATTAATTGAAAAATTAATAGTACCTATTTGATTGATAGTGTTAACTCCTATGTTTGATGTTTCTCCACCACCAACTCTATATTTTACAAATAACGTAGTATTTGCTTTTACTGTTCTACCTAAAGCAATGTTATTTTGATAATCCTGTAACCTTACAGGGATACCTGTTCTTGCAAACTGAGCTAGTTGGTCGTCCGCGGTTACAGTAGCACTTCCAAATTGGACTCTACAATATCCTTCAGGTGTGTATTCACTTATAAATCTATTTTCTGTTTCTATATATCTCCCAACTTTTATTCCTGGATTGTCAGATGCCTTTGATGGGTCTTCAACAAAAATTGTATTTTCCGCCAACGCGTCAACTTCATACCATTTATTTGGTGATGTTATAAATTCTTCATATGTTGGAGGACTTGAGTAAACTGTACCGTCTTTTTGTATTAATGATGTAATACTTAAAACATTTTTCTCAGGTAAGAAGAATTCATAGAATGGTTTTACGTCACTACTATTAATAACCTTTTTAAATATTTTAGTCGTACCGTTTACCACAACTTCCCTCTTAGTAATTGTATAGTTCACTATTCTATTGTTGGAATCAAAATTAGGTATCTTTGTTCTGTTAGGGAAACCTTTACTATTATACTGAGTACTGAAGTCTATATCGTCAGGATTTTCAAATATTTGTCCTGCACCTAAAAATTGTGAACCCGCCCTAATAACACCTAAGTATCTACTATCTTCTTGGTCTCCAAAGGCAGGAACTGTTACTGAAACATCTAATATTGCAATTGATGGTCTACTTCCTGGTATTTTTAAACCATAAGTTCTCGCAATATTATATATTGAAGATTTTTGTTGTGCGTATTGTAAGACTGTTTCTTGTATACTTCTGTCTATATGAAAATGTAAATTATCACCTATCGCAGCATTTAAGTCTAAAAATACTGAGAATACCGAAGCATCATTAAAATTATCAATTAACTCAGGATAATATTGTCTTGTAAAATTTATTAGGTCTTGTCTTAGACCTTCAAAATCTCTTTCAGTATATGATATTTTGCGATTAGCCATTTAACTTAAATATTTATAATTATAAAATCTCTTGATTCAAAAGTATTTTCTTTAATACTATAATCTATTTTTACTTTAGCTGTATAGTCTTCAACACCTTCACCAGCGGTTCTGAATATATCAAACATTTCATAAGTAACTTCTTGGTCTTGTAAGTTTAAGTTACCTACAGGACTTTTATCTTCATCAGTATATGGTTTGATTGATACATCATTTATCTGTAGATTAGGTATATATTTATCAACCGCATCTTGAATGTCTGATTTTATCGCATCAAATGTAGGTCCGTCCATAGGTTCAAAAATAAATTCATATATTCTTGTACCAAAATCCGGTAGGTAGTATCTACTTCCTTTTCTTGTAAGTATTAAATGTAATAAGTCTGCTCTTACCTCCTCAGCAACTGTTTTAGTAAGTGACAAATATTTACCTTCGGTACTTTGTCTAAAAGGAAAATTTACTCCATATGTTTTATTTAGTGCCATACCGATAAATATTCATAATATTAATTTTATAAAAAAACCCACCTTTTTTGGTGGGTTTTTTTATTATCCTTCACAAGCTACGCATTGTAGGTCATTTAAATTTAACTTTTTTCTTGCAAATGCTTGAGCTGAATTCATAGAGTGTTGGTAGTATAGTGTCTTAACTCCTAATTTCCATGCATCTATCAAAAGTTTGTTTACATCTTTTGTTGGCATATCTGGAGATATCATAAGATTTAATGACTGTGATTGGTCGATATAGTCTTGTCTAATCGCGGCCTGATTTATAATTGACGATTGATTAATCTCTGCAAATGTTCTAAAAACTTCTTTTTGTTCGTCAGTTAAAAAATCTAAGTGTTGTACTGAACCATCATTCTTTTTAATACTATTCCAAGTCGTTTTAGTATTTTTACCCAATTCAATTAAGAGTTTCTCTAATACAGGATTTTTAATTGTAACTTTCATCTTAGCCACATCTTTAACATAACAATTAGACCAAATTGGTTCTATTGACTGTGATACCTGTCCAAGAATAAACGCTGAAGATGTTGTAGGAGCAATCGCGTTTAGTGTTACGTTTCTTCTACCATAACCTTTTAGGTATTCAGGTTCTCCGAATTTTTCAGCCAATTCTTCAGAAGCCTTATAAGACTTTTCTTTAATTAACTTAAAAACTTCAACATTTAATCTTGCAGTGTCTCTACTATCAAATGGTAAGTTCTTAGATTGTAATAGTGAGTGCCAACCCAATACTCCAAGACCTAACGCTCGTTGTCTTTTAGCGAAGTTATAAGCCTTTTCTAAATAGAAGAATGCTCTCCTACCTTCAATAGTTCCATTATCTCTAATATCCTCAATTTTAGTTAAAAACTCAGTAACAACTGCATCTAAGAAATATGTCATAATTTCAACTGCGTCAGTATCTTTCCATTCGTCATAGTGTAACAAATTCATAGATGATAATACACATACGAAAGACTCTTCCTCAGAGTTATGTAAAGCAATTTCAGAACACAAATTGGAATTAAAAATCTTAGCACCCTTGTCACGATAAACTTCAGGTGATTTGTTATTCATAGTATCTGTGAACATAATGTATGGATAACCAATCTCACCTCTTCTTTGAATCACTTTCGCCCATATCGCTCTTTTTTTAGTATCACCTTCAATCATTTCGTTCATAAACTCGTCAGTAACTGTAACCGCATGAGTCAAATCTTGGATTGGAAACCCTTCTGTTCCAATTTCTAAGAATTCCATAATGTCTGGATGTTCAACAGGTAAGTATGGTGAAAATCTACCTCTACGTGTAGACCCTTGTGAAATATTATCTACAACACTTTGGAAAAGGTTCATAAAATGTACCGCTCCAGGAGCGTGTCCATTATCAGTAATCTCAGCACCTCTACCTCTAATATTACCAAAGTAACCTGAGGTACCTCCACCCATTTTGCTCATCTCACCAACTTCGGCCTGTGTAAAAAGAATTGATTCGATATTGTCACCAATATTAGAACCAAAACAACTTACAGGTAGTCCTCTTTTCTTACCAAAGTTCGCCCATACAGGTGATGATAATGAATACCATCCTCTACCCATATAGTCAAAGAACTTATCTGCAAACCCCTCCATACCCAAAAGTTTTTCTGCGTGGTCGGCAATAGTTCTAATTCTTTCCAAAGGTTCTTCCCCTTCACTCAAATACCCTCTACGAAGGAAGGTAATTGACTCTTCATTAATCCAATCAAATGCTTTTCTATTTTCCATTTTCTTTTTGTATCCTTATTAAAATAAATCGTTTGAGGTGATTGACTTCGCTTTCTTACTGTAATTAATACTTCTCTTATTAAAGAAGTCTGTATGTTTTGTAGTTAGAATTTCGTCGTCAAACCATTCTGTTGTTTCTAATATAGTATCGTTAATTTCAAAGATATTATCAATACCTATAGAGTTTAATGATAGATTAAATCTATTTTTAATAAACTCCAATGTTTGGTTTTTTGTTAGGAAGTCCATATCTCCCTTTTCAAATATCCAGTTTACAACCTCCATCTCAGCTTCATAAGCTTCTTGTGTAGATATGATGAGGTCTTCTACCAATTCATCTGTCCACCACTCAGGGTTTTCTTCTTTGATGAGGTTTACCAAATCAAATCCAAATTCTGCGTGGATGTTTTCTTCTTTTGAAGTTGCTTCAACTGCGTTACTAATACCTTTTAACATATTCTTATGTTTGTTAAATGACATAATAACCAAGAACTGAGAGAATAGTGATACATTCTCAATAAACATTGAGAAGAGGACTACTGACTCAAAGTATTCTTTGTTTTCAACCGCTTTTGAGTTTGTGATTGCCTTTTCCAAATACTTAATTCTTCTACGAATTGCGGGAACTTGTAATAAGTTTTCAAACTCTCCGTTTAATCCCAACAACTGAATAAGGTGAGAATATGCATCCGCGTGTCTTACTTCAGACTCTGCGAATGTTGCCCCAACATTTCCAATTTCAGGTTTCGGCATTCTCTTATAGATGTCACCCCAAAATGATTTAACCGCAACTTCAATCTGAGAAATTGCAAGCATCGCTCTCTCCAATGCAGTTTTTTCAACTTCATTCAAATGAACTTTAAAGTCCTGAATATCTGAAGTGAAATTAAACTCCGTATGGACCCAATAAGAATGTCTGATAG